TTTGCGGTAGTGCTTGAAGACCCTGCGCGCCTCCCGCACTTCACCGACGACGTTCTTGTCCTTGAGGACATCCCAAACCTGTTTTTTGAACTCAGGCGCGGTCGAACGGGAAGCGAGTATCGAGGACAGCTTGCTCTGATGAACGATCATTTCGTTCGTCCACCCTGTTTCATCCGATTCCCAGAACTTGATCTGGGCCTTGGCCATGCTCACGCCGGGTCCCGTCTTGTTGCTGGCGGCCAGGGCGCGAACCGAAGTTTCAAAACCGGCTTGGTCATTGGTCGCATTTCGGATGCGGGCCAGAATGATATAGTCCCCTTTCGAGACGTCACCGCTCGCCATGATGGCCGCTTTCAACGCCTGTGCTTCCGGTGCAGCACCCGCGTCCAAGAATGCCTTGTTCTCGGATTCTTCGGGTTGTTTGTTCTCGGCGACGAGTTTCCTCCATGCGTTTTCGGTAGCGGATGGAGCGGGATTTGGGGGAGGATTCGGGTTCCCCGCTTGTCCTTGTCCGTTGAGTTGCATCACCCCTGCGGAGAGCAGGGCCAGTAGGGTCAGTTTCGAGTTCATAGTCGGGTAGGTGATAGTGTCAATTTGTGCATCAGAACGGTTGCCATGCGGTGCCGTCGTGGCAGTAGAACTGGCCGTCCGAGGTGTTGAAGAAGAGGTCGCCGGCTGAGAAATCCGTGCCGTAGGTGCCGGTCGGAGCCGCAGTGAGCCGTCCGTGGAAACGCATCACCGGCTTGTCGCGCGACGTGATGAATCCGTTCCAGGTGATCTTCGCGTTGGTCGTACCGAGAACTTTGACCTCGACCGCCGACTGCGTGGTGGTCTGGCCTGCGGTGCCGCCGGAAGTGGCGACCAGAAGACCGGGGGTTGTGCCAAGGTCGATGTCACCGCTCGACAGGTCACGCCACGCGGTGAGGGTCGGTGAAGTGAAATAGGTGTCCTGCACCGCTTTGACGCCTGCCGCGCCGCTGCTGCTCCAACCGACCAATGCGATGCCATCGGTGGGGTTTGTGGTGCGCGCGACGACCGCATGGTTGTTTTGTCCCGTGACCGTGAGCATTCCAGTCACACCGCCGAACGTGATGCCCGAGTTGTTGATCTGGACCTGACCGTTCGTGTCGGAACCGGCGGTAGTCCGCATCAGTCCGTTGAGCGTAAGCAGGCTGTCGGGATCGAACGTAAGCACACGGTTCGCCCCCATCACGAGATCACCCGTGATCTGGTTGGTGTTCGGGTTCTTGGTGACAGCGGTGGTTTGGGCAAACACGCCACCGCTGAGAGCAAGAAGGATGGAAATGCTGAGTTTCATGGATCAGAGGACTTGTTGCCAGAACTTGGCGTTGGTGAATTCGTCGAAATCGTTGGGGCGAATGATGCCGGGCTCTTCGGTGGCGCTGGTGCCCGCCTGAAGCTGGTAGAACGAAAGCGTGCTGCCGACGACGACCCCGAGCACTCGGTTGAGCGGCAGCGTGGCAGAAACGATGGCGGCGAGCGCGTTGGTGTCGGTGCCAGTCAGCGCAGTGATGGTCGGGTCGATTAGGATGCCGCCCGGGAGATGGGCGACGGGCACCTTGCCGTCTGCATCGAGCGGGGCGTATCCATTCGCCACTCCTTTGTTCGTCTTGATTTCGATGCTGGTGGCCGCCGGGTATGCGGGCTCCGCTGAAGATGGCACGCCTTCCGTGCCGCGGTTCACGTCGTTTTCGACGATGACGAGGAAAGTGCGCGTGGAAGTCGGTTCGCCGCTACCCTCGCGCCAGGTGATTTCGCCCATCAGGGTGATTTCCGAAAGCTCGGTGCCGGTGGACGATCCTACGCCAAGAGCGGAATCGAGTTCGACCGTGTTGAAACTCGGCGAGCACTGATAGACGGGCGACTCCGCGTCGATTGCCGGCATGATCCAAACCGATTCATGGACCAGATAGCCGATGTCATAGCGGTTGCGCGGCTTGATGCCGAACTGGATTTCGAGTGCCAGCGGATTGCCGATGCTGGTGGGCGTGCTGCCGCCTTCGAGGAAACTCACTTCGAGCTTGGCCGCGTCACCCCGTTTGAAGCGCAGCGAGGTGACCGGATTGCGGAAGCCGGGGCCTTCGATGAGTTGCAGGGTTTCCAGATCAACGTGGAGCTTCACGCCCGTGGTCGGCTGTCAACCGGCCGCCGCAGGTTGCACATGGCGTGACCAGTTCGGTGCCCTGATAGACCGGGCCGTCGGTCGCGCCCTTGAGCTTCACGCGAACCTTGGCCGCCCTCGGGCGTGGCGGGGCATCCGGTGACGGCGCGAACGGGTCAGGTTTCGTCGGGGTTGTAGATACGGAATCCGTCATGAACTTGGGGCTTGGCTCCGAACTTCGACTCGTAGCAGAGATAGCGGACGTTGCAGATTTCCACCTGGCCCTCCGTGGCCGCTGGGATCCGCACAATCGACGAGTAGGGCGAGAACCAGGAATCGTCGTCCCAATCGTCCGCATTGCCCGGGCCGGTCCAGAAGAACGACTTCGGAGTCAGCGACGGCTTGGCGGGTTCCTCTCCCGGTTGCTCCGGTTCCTGCGGCTCGGGCGGTTTCGGGTTTTCCTGTGATTGCTCCCATTCGTCGTGCGCCTTCTGCCACGCCTTGTAGGCGTCGTCGCGGGCCTTCCAAGCGAGCCATGCCTTCGAGAAAAACCCCTCGTCCCACCAGAGCTTGAATTTCGTCCCCTTGTGGGACCACGGGATGCGCCAGCGGTAACGGCCGATCCGGTGCACGGCACCGGTGACTCGCATGTCGTTGTTCGGCTCGTCGGCCCGTCCGACCACAAACGAAGCGATCATCGCCAGCCCGCCGACACCGAACCACTGGTTGTCTGGCGGGGCCGGCGTGGTGATGGCGGCGAAGGCGGTCTGATCGGTGTGAGGATCCTCGAACTGCACGATGAGATTGCGACCACCACCCGAAACCGCGTGCTTGAGCCCGGCTTGCTCAACCGTGGTCGTGATGGTTTCGGCATTAAGGAAAATGAACCAGGCGGGACCATAGGTGCGGTTGGACTCGCCCGAACCGCTGTCGCTCACGCCTCCGTCCTCGTCGTAGGCGGTCCAGGTGAAGGTGCCGCTTCCGGGTGTGGCACCGAATGGGGTGGCGAGTTCGTTGGTCCAGGTGCCTGAATCAGTCCCGGTTTCCGTGACGTTGCCGTCCTGGTCCTTGGTCGTGTAATTGGACGACCACGATCCATCCACGCGGGTCCGTGCGCAGATATAGGCTGGTGTTCCCACCCTGTTGTCCTCGGCGGTTTCCGGGTTCTTCGAGAGCGTCACCTCGTAGCTGTCCGAGCTGCTGCCCCATTCGTCGCTGTGGGATGTCGAGTCCGTGACCGTCATCGTGCGGTAGGCGACATTCGCCTCCTTGAATGGCACGCCGCCGTTGGCCGGATCGAAGTTAGGGCTCGGCACGCCGATGTGGTATTCGGACGGATTGGCGGTCATCGCGCAGAGTGAGCGGAAGACATGCTGGCTTTCCAGCGACGGCGCGGGACAATCCGGCATCGGACAGCACCCGCAGGCGGCCAGCCTGTCGTTCCAGTCGTCGAGCGTTTCGATGGGCATGGCTTCAGATCCGGGTGTGACCGAGGGTGCCCGGACAATGCGTGATGGTGATCGCACCGCAGCCCGCCCGTTCGAACGTGGCCGCGCGGTCCTCGATGGTGAGCAGTCCCGCGGCGATGATCGCCTTGCCGGTGCCCGAGGGAGCTCCCGGAATGTCCTGGTCGGGATAGTTGCCGTCGCCGCCGACCTGCTTCCATTCCGGGGCGGTCGAGGTCTTGATGCCGGGGAGCAGGACGCCATCCTCGACGTTGGCGGTGACTCCCACCTCCAGATAGACCTTGAACGTGCCCGAGACTTCGAGATTGAGCGCCTTGTGGGCCACGTTCCACACCTTGTCGCCCGCATAGACCACGCCGCCACGGATGCCGGTCTTGTTCGTCTCGCCGTCCTTGAAAGTGATGATCTCGCCAAACGGGCATGGAGCACCGCCCTCTCCGCCGCCGGAACCCGCCGACCTGCGCGCCCGGTAGGCAAATCCACCTGAGGTGAACACGAGTTCCAGTCCCGCCGACGGCCGCGGGGTGCGGGCTTCCAGCGCGTCGATGAGCAGGTTCCAGTCCTTGGCGAGGATCGGATTGCCGGGGCGTTTCTTGGACGGCAGGCGCATGGACGGGTCAGAGGTTGTAGATGTCTTCGTCCCAACCGCCCGCGTCCGAGGAAATCCACTCGCGCTCGATGCGGTAGGAGTTGCCCTCCTGGGTCTGGGTGACGCTGTTGAGCAGCCAGGTGCGGCCGTCGGATAGAGCGGGCTGCCGGCCGTCCGGTTGGTCGATCTGGCCGATCTTGCGCACGTCGGAACTGGCGGCCGAGGCGCGGCGCACGGTGGATTGCCGCCAGACGATCTTCGGCGAGTAGTAGGAGGTCTGGCCGCGCTGGATCTTGGCGAGCGCCTTCTTGCCGAGTGTGCTGGTCACCTTGTCCTTGTATGGCGTGCCGGACGCGTCCTTGTCCTTGCCGCTGATGATCGCCTGGAGCGCCTCAAGCTCCTCCTCGTCGAGATCGCGGAACTTCTTGTGGGACAGCAGCGGTTCCTCGGAGAGCGATAGGCCGAGCGTGTAGCTGGTCTTGTTGGGGTCGTTGGTGGTGTTCTCCGCACCCGCGTAGTTGCAAGTAATCTGGGCGATGTCGCCCTCGCTGACCTGAGCGGTGGCATTGTCCACCCAGATGAACGGGATGTCCGGATGGGGTGTGCCGGGCCGCGGCATCACTTGGGTGATGGAATTGCGGTGGCAGAGAAAGACCTGGGTGGCGGTCCACTTGCCCTCGCGGTCCACCGCCACCGAGTAATCCGGCTGCGGGTAGAGTCGTCCCGGTTGAATCGCGATGTGTCTCGGCATCTTGGCCGGGGCACGGCGTCAACCGAGGGAGTTTGATGGCTTGATGCGAAACTCCTCAATTAAATCCAGAACGTCTGCTCCAAGATACGGGGAAATGGTATTGCCCCTTCTTTGTCCACGATTCTGTGTTGATGATTCTACCTGCCTTGGAGAATTTCTCCAACACCTCGTCATGTGGGTAAAGAATGACCTGGTTGTCATGCAGAAAACAGATCCAAAGTCCTTTGCCCAGGTATTTCTTGTCGAATGAAAGTCTTCCTTTGAGCTGAACTTTTAAGAATGTTTCGCCATCTATGTGTTGTGCGATGAAATCAGCCCCCTCCCAATCGTCCGAGAGACGAATCGAGGTAAATCCATAGTCGGCGAGAACTCCTGCGACCTTATGGAAATTGTAGCTTTCCTGTTGGCGGGAGTTCAGATTTGAATAACTGATTAGTTTGAATCGCATATTCGCGTGGTTAAGATTCCACCTTAAAGACCTTGGAGCGTCAACCGAATGCCGCTGCCGCCTGGCCAGTCCCCGGCTTCATTCGCTCACCAATTTCCCGGAGAATCCGGTTGGTCTCGCTGGTGAGCCGGTTGTTTTCCCGCTGGGCGTCGAGCGCACCGGACGAATACCCACCGCCGCCCACCTTGCCGAGCGACGTGACGATGGGAGCCAGCGTGGAAGCTGCGGGTTTGGCAACCGTGGGTGCGGTGTCGGTGGTGACCTTGGCCGCAGCAGTGGCCGCCTGCTTCACCTCCTCGGGCTTGGGCATCGTGTCGCGGATCGACTGCGCCACCTTGCCAAAGCTGTCCCGCAGGCCGCTGGTGTCGATCAGTTCGCTGCCGGTGGTTTCGCCCGCCTTCCGCGCGGCTGCCGCCACCCGTTCACCGAGTTGCGGAGCACCCTTGCCGAGTAGTCCTTGAGCTTCTTCGGCCATCTCCTTGAAGTTCATGCCGAACAACTCCGCGCCGGTTTCCTGCCGGTCCTTGAGGATGCGACCGAAGTTGGTTTCCACAGCGCTTTCATCGAAACCGAGCAGGTCGGCCATCCCCGGGATTTTCAGCAAGCCCTTGAGCAGGTGGGCGATCACCCATTCCATGCCCGCCTGGAGATAGACGATGGGCGTCTGGAACGCGTTGAGCAACGCGGCACCGAAGCCGGCCACCAGTCCGAGCAAGGTCGTGCCGAGGCTCTTCCACATCGTGCCGTCAGTGATGAGGTTCCAGAAAAACTCGACCGCAACGCGGAAGCCGTTGACCAAGGCGTTCACCGCCACCGCGAAAGCGAGCTTCATACCGGACGTGACGAGATCGAGAAGCTGACCGCTCTTGAATGCGGCGATGATGAACATGACCGCCTCCTTGACCCGCTTGCCTGCCTCCGCCGCGAGGGGTGCGAGCTTCTGCACGAGACCGATGACTTGTTCCACCAGGGGACGGATGGCGTCGTTGATCGGTGTGCCGAGCGTGAGGAACACCTCGTTGATCGTGTCCTTGAGCGTCGAGAACAGGCCCGAGGTCGTCTTGCTCTGAGCCTCCATCATGCCCGCGAACTTGCCGCCCTGCGAGGTCATGTCGATGAACGCCCGCTCGATGTTGGGGAAGCCGACCTGCCCCGATTCGACGAGCTTCTTCACCTCGGAATCCGACACGCCGAACTGCTTGGCGAGTTCCTGGATGATCGGGATGCCCCGGCCGGTGAGCTGGTTGATGTCCTCCGCGAACAACCGCCCCTGTACCCGCGCCTTGCCGTAGAGTTCCGCGATCTCATTGACCGGTGCCTGCACACCAGCGGACACGTCGCCGATGCGCCGCAGGGTTTCGGGCACGGAGTCGGCGGATTCACCGAAGGCGATCAACTTGCGGCCGGCATCGGCCAGTTCAGGAAACTCGAATGGCGTCTGCGCTCCGAGTTCGCGGAGCTTGGCGAGCGTTTGTTCCGCCTTGCCTGCATCGCCGATCAGCGTGGCGAAAGCGACTTTGGTTTGCTCGAAGTCGGCCGCGGCGTTGACCGCCTTCACTCCGACACCCATCGCCGCCGCGCCACCTGCCAACGCTGCACCCACACCCGCCTTGAGTGCCGTGCCTGCGACCGAAAATCCTTTGCTGAGGGCCGCCGCTCCACCTTTGCCAAGTCCCGCCAGTCCCGCGCCGGTCATTTTCCCCATGCGGCGGGCGGATGCCGACACGAGTTCCGATGCGCCCGCCATCGCCCGCTTCAATGCGGTGATGTCGGCTCCAAGGGTGACGGTCAGGGCGCTCATGCGCCGGGTGTGGAGTCAACCGGCTGAAGGAAGAACATTTCTGCTTTGCCCTTTACGCTATCCGATTCCAACGGTTTTTTGACTGCGTCGTGATGTCGGTCCCTTTGGCACTTTTCAGTGTAATTCGTCCATCATCGTGAAGATGGACTGCAATTTGCCACGAGTTCTTTTCCGCGCTCCAATCGATCACATCTTGGTTGTCTTGATAGTCATCGAATATGGCTTTGGGAATAATGGCTGTTACAAAGCTAGCAGTCTTTGTATCCCGTAAAACCAAGACGAGATAGTAATCTTGTCCTGCTGCTGCCTGATACGCTGCTTGCTTCAAGGTGAAAGTAAATTTTCTTGACGTAGCGGTGCCTCCGGAACCTGGAAACGCAGACTTTACCTGCAAACGAAAAAGTTTCTGAGGGTTTTCTGGCTTGAAAGCGATGATGTCGATCCCTTCGTCAACGACAGCTCGTGCCACGTTAAATCCAAGAGCCATTAACTCGGCCATCACATAACATTCTCCCATGCCGCCGACATAAAAGCGATTGGGCTTGTCTGAAATATCGGATTTGGGCGCTGGCTGCGCCTTTGAATTAGCACTTTGCTGTTTGTTTTTGGAAGGCATGGCTAAAGCATCGTGAGCAGTTCAATACTCATCCAGATCGAACTCTTCGTCTGATAGTTCGATGTGAAAACTACGGTTAATCGAGATGGTTACATGTCCAGAAATTATGTCTCCACAAGGTGGCCGGTCCTCGTCTTGCTCCCCGGTGAATTGAACATTCCCAGTGCATGAAATCTCGTTGGCCGAGACCTCAATTGAGTCTGGATCAACTTCGAACGTGTCAAGCCCCCAACCAAAGGCATTTGTCCGTGCGGTTAAGGATGAAACTGAGTCGCAGTTGATCAAGTCGGCAACTTTGTCGTAGGCCCGTTGTTCGATAGACGAAGCAACAGTCGATTTGTCAGCTACCATCAACTGGTCGAAGCTCAGCTCAGAAGCGGGAGTTCTGGCAATGTCGTTCATGAGCTTTCTCCTTTCATAGTGTGCTTGGTCAGCCTCCAGTGATTCCCTGCTTGTCCAATACTGGCCGCAGGAATCACACACCCACTCACCAGTCCGCTGTCCGGAAATGAATTCCTTGTGGGCACCTGCGTGGGAACAATCTTCGGGTCGTGTGTCGCGCTTCATTTTGAATACGCCTGATACCAAGAGCGGGAAGGCGGCAGAAATCAAGACTGAACACCGTTGTCACACGCCTGTCGTTTCTCCCACGCTGTTTTGAGCGAGAATAAAATCTCGCGCAACGCATCTGGATGCGCGGGCACGCGATTCCAAGCAGTCCTCACCCCATTTCGCCGCAACAAGCAGTGTTGATACTGAGCGAGTCGCGCCAGCGGCATGTGAAGTATTCGCGCCTCAGACCACCCCGTCTCGGCGGCGACGGCGAACACTTGGGCGGCTAGGAAGCCGGGTTCGTCGCAGGGAGGGGCTTTTTTCCTGCGATGTCCCCCATCGTTTCTACTTGGGCCGCCTCCAGTTCCCGGCTCTGTTCTTCGAGGCGCTTGAAGGCGGTCTGGAAATCCGCCGGGGTCAGCCCACCGCAGAAGATCAGGGCGGATTCGCGGAATCCCTGGTCATTGAACGACGCCCGCACGACTTCCGGCCAAGGGGCGCAGTGGGTGAAGACGAACCCCATGATCGCCGAGGTGAACTCGGGGGTGCCGTCCTTGGGCATCTCCCCCTTCACCAGCGGGTTGCCGGTGCGGAGCAGCACGTCGTAGCTCGCCAGCGACAGCGGGCGCATGGGATGGCCACCAACGATGGTTTCCACGTCGTGAAAGGCGGCGGACAGGAGTTTCTGGCGGTCGTTGTCGTCCATGGCTTCAGAGGTGGCGGAGGAACAGGTCTTCGGTGGCGGGCGAGGCATCGAGCGGGATGAAGGCGATTTTGCCCCGGCGCTTCACGCAGGCGAGCGGCACGTCCTGCTTCACCTTGTCCACGAGGCGCTGGCGGTTCATGAGCGCGCACTTGATGTAGGCGAACGGATGCTCCGG